CGCGAAGGGGTCGTATAAGGACTTTTTTAATCCGAACATGACCCAGCAGCAGCTTGATTCTTATAAGGAGAAGTTTCCGTTTGGGGAGTTTGAGCGGTACTTCAAGAATTTATGGAGCGCCGGCAGCGAGCGGGTTTTTACGGATGAGATGATTGAGGCGACCAACTATGTGGGGATTGATAAGCAGGTGAACGTCCACAAGGCGCTTATGGACATCCTGACGAACAAGAACCGGATGATTCAGCAGGAGCGGAAGATTATCAGCAGGCAGAGCGATGATGAGATTCTTGAGGTCAAGAATCCCGAGATTATGCAGCAGCTGGAAGATCAGCACGGGCATTTGTTTGCTGACATGGACAAGAGGCTGTGGCCGATAAGCGACATCTACGAACTGAGGGACAAGGTGAGTGGAAGAGGCGCGATGGCCACCCAGGACGATCTGAAGAAACTTAGCAACATTTACGACACGAACTGGGCGATTTTAACGGGGATGGATAGGGCTGACCCGATGAAAACCAAAACGTCTGCGAGAACCATTGTGGTGGCGATTGCGAAAGGGCTGATGGGAAGTAGGACGAATCCGTACCCTGTGGACGAGTCTGAGGCGCCCCGGTATATTTACGTGTTGCTGCATTTGGCCGACATTGAGGATCATTCGGTTGAGGTGATTCAGGACACGCTGATTGCCATTAAGGAGGAGTTTGACGGTATTGACGCCTTCGGGACGGAACGATGGGGCGCGGTGGACTTGGTGAACTGGTGCAATGAGAACAATATCCTGGCCGACATTTATTACCCGACCTATTCGAGACAGAGGACAATGTTTACGGAATTGTTCCTGGCGTACAAGCATGGGCGGTTTAAGGCGGCGCCTGTGTGGGTAAGGGGGAATAAAGAGGACGACATTCTGAAGGAAGAGATTGGGGTGTTTGACCACAATCCGGCGGCGACCCAAGGGAAGTTCGGTAGCCCGGAGAAGAGTGAGAAGTACGGACGGCAGGATGATTGCGTGTTTGCGGTGGGCAGCGCTGTGTACGGTGGTCTGAGCTTGGGAGTTGAGAGCTTCAGGGAGCGTAAGGGTTTAAAGAGCTTTGGTTTCTTCTTCACGGACCGGAGCAACTTGATTGGGGATTATTAAGGAGGAAAGATGCAAGTTACGATTTGTGATGTAAAAAACTGCGGGAAGGTCATTGAAGGGAACGCGGAACCAGCTGACTTCAGACGAACATGGGATGAAGGGACAGTCTCCATATGCCTGACGGAATTAGACAGGTGCGATGATTGCATCCGGAAAGCCAATGCTAAACTGGCTAAATTGACATGGGATTCGGAAAAAAGAGCTAAAAAGGAGAAAAAGCCATGAAAGGTAAAGACACATTCGAAGAGATTAAAAAGTGGATGGATATTGCCAGAATAGACGGTGATAAGTTTTACGATGGGAATAGTAGCGCCGGCCGTCGTGCCAGGAAAGCGCTTGATAATATCGCTAAGCTGAAGGTCCAGTGGCGCAAAGAATCAGTTTGATGTAGCCTGACCGTTTTCGGGGGGCCTCCTGTCGGTCCCAGCGAACCAAACCTGCTCAGTTAGCTCAGGCTATAGCGCAAATGCCAGCGAATGGCAGCGCTTGTTTTCATAAGGGGAAAGCAGGGAAGGCAGGTTCTTTATATAAAGGAGAGCCAATGGAATGTTGTGAGAGTTGCGGATTACCGTTTATAGAGCATTTAGGTGTCCAGGGAACCTGTGCGGAATTGCAAAAGCTGAAGGTTGAGGCAGAGCACAAAGATGAGCTAATCCGTTTTTTACGGAAAGAAAACAGGGAGTTGAAAGATGAAAGAGCTATCAGGAACAAACGTAGAAAAGCCAACCGCAGTAGCTGAGTTCTTTTGTGTGTGCCTGACCGCGATGGCGATGCCGCTTGTTTTGATGGGCTTCGGAGTTTGGAAAGTGACCGAGTTAATTCGTGAGATTGGGAGGAAATCCTTTTGGGTGGATTAAAGGTTGATAATGCTCGGCATGTTTCATTTTCTAAAATTCCTCAATTCCGAGATGTAATTCGTAATGTAGTTCATCAAGCACAGTTTGAAGGGATAGATCAAGATAATGAACCTATATTTAACCCCAATGTAAAGAAGCCAACCATCACTTTTCATGGAACTGTGAAATTACATGGGTCGAATGGCGGTTTTTGTGTTTCAAATAATGGAAAAACATGGACACAATCAAGGAAAAGGATCTTATCTATTGAAGCCGATAATAATGGTTTTTGGCAATTTTGCAATGATAGAAAGGATAGTTTTCGAGATATGATAGCCCTCGTTTCCCATTTCTATTTTAATGAAGGAAATCCAGGAATAATTAGCATTTTTGGAGAATACTGTGGTGAAGGGATTAATCGAGGTTGCGCTATCCATCAACTACCAAAAATGTTTATTGTCTTCGCTGTTAAAATTGTACCAGCAGAAGGTGATTCATATTATATAGATTCTACTTATTTGAGAGATCCGGAAAATTTAATTTACAACATCAACGACTTTAAAACTTTTGAAGTAGCGGTAGATTTTGCTTACCCAGAGTTAGCGCAAAATGAATTTGTTGAGTTAGTTAACCAAGTTGAAAATGAATGTCCAGTTGGAAAAAAATTTAATGTTTCCGGCGTTGGCGAAGGAATCGTATGGACAGCCGAATACGCTGGGACCAGGCACATATTCAAAACTAAGGGAGAAAAACATTCAGTATCGAAGGTCAAGAAAATAGCAGATGTTGACGTGGATAAAATTAATAATGTTAGAGAATTTGTTGAGTACGCTGTCACTGAAAACAGGTTGAATCAAGCAATAATTGAAATTTTTGAAGGGGAAGAACCGACGATCCAAAAAATGGGTGATTTTCTAAGGTGGATTGTTAATGATATCGCAGCAGAAGAGGCAGACACATTAGGAAAAAATAATCTTATTTTGAAAGATGTAGGAAGGTCGATTTCCAACAAAGCCAGACCATGGTTTCAAGAATTACTCAATAAAAATGTGGGGATGAATTTTGGGTGAATTAAAGGTTGACCCACTAAAGCACGATGCCGGTAAGATTCAGGCGGGGGTGCTTCTGGACTTCAGGCGGGCGCTCATGGAAGTGGCGAAGGTAGGGACATTCGGTACTGAGAAGTATTCCAGGAATAGCTGGCGGAACGTCGAGAACGCTGAAGAAAGGTACATGGACGCTCTGTGGCGGCATCTTCTGGCATCGGATGATTTGGATGAGGAGAGCGGCTTGCCTCACTTGGCGCACTTGGCCTGGAATATCCTGGCGCTTCTGGAGTTTAAGGAGTGCGGTAGGAGTTCAAGCGTTGAAGTGGCTTATCGAGGTTGTAGAAGCGATGTCCCAACCCAGGATGAGATTTCAGAAAATTGGCGGGAGTCCGGGCCATGAAAGACGAAATCGTAATCTGTAGAAGATGCGGAGCAGCCTTAAGATGGGACATCGGCAGACACCTTTGCATTCCTCCCGTGAGATATGTGAATGACTGTGAGAAATGCACCTTCAGGGAGGTTACTAAAATCGAAGGCCCCATAAACTGGCCTGGTTGGGATAAGAAATATCCATAACTGCATTTTTTTACTTGACAAATGGATATTCATTTGGATAACATAAAAACTGGATAGCTAAAGAATGGTCGCAAGAACGCAATCTCACGATGATTACATCAATAAAAAAGAGGATCAGCGGCCAAGAAAGGTGTGCTGTGTCAGATGTGACGGGGTCTTGTTTTTTGCGATAACATCATTTTTAAATAAAAAGCACGGGTTCACAATTAAATGTAAGAAGTGCGGATGTAAGAACAGATTCTAGCCAGTTTAGAGCCAGAATCATCTTTAACAGGTAGTTTGAGCGCTTCAAGCGCCACATAAAACCCTCCACTAAGTGAGCTTCTCGAAAGCCTGGACCAGGAAGAGTATGTTCCCCTTCTCTCCCTGACCCGGGCTTTTTTTATGGTGACTATGTGACTGAAGAAAAACAAATAGACCCAGAACTTACACTCGACGATATACCGGATAAATACCTCGAAGCAATGGCGCGGGAGTTCCCCTCCATCAGCATGAGCGCCCCGTGGCAGTATGACTCAAGCTCTGGGTCTTATCGCGGCGCCACTGATCCGGACGGTTTTTCAGCCTCTGGTTCGTCTGACAAGGACGATCCTGCTTATACCCGGGAACGGCTCCAGGAAGAAAGCTGGCTGAAGTTCCAGAGAACTCCCCAGGTCAATACGGCCATCCGTGGTCTTGGCGGCCGAATGGCCGGCTACGGGTTTGAAACCAGTTCGGACATTCAGCAAATACAGGACGCCATCGAAGAGATTGAGCTGGACCACCGGAACCGCCTTTACAACTTCTGGCCGAAGTATGTGGTCAGGGCCAAGGTGGAAGGCGAGTTGCGGCTTTGCGCGACCGTCCACGACGATGGTTTCATCGAGATTGACTTCATAGACCCGACTTGTGTCCAGAGCGGAACCGTGGATAGCGGTATCATCTATCACCCCTCCAAAACGACTATGCCGTTGATCTATTGCATCAAGGACGATGCGAAAGGGATCGACGAACAAATCCCCTCCATATTTATAGCCAGATACCCCGAATTAATGTCCGTTGCCAAGAAGCAGAAGGGGTTTAACGCTGAAGCGCTGAAGAACAGCCGAAGGCGTAAGTTCAAGGAAATCGGCGGGTTTAAGCGGTTCATCATCGAGTGGGACCAGTCTTATATCACCAAACGAAACATCGGCCACGTCCGAACCATCCTGGAGTGGCTGAACTATTGGGAGAACCTCAAGAAGTACGAGATTGACCACAAGAAATCGGCTGGAGCGTATATGTGGGCGTTTCAGTTTACGGATATCAGGAGCTGGATTGAATGGCTGAGGATGTCGGACGCCGACAAGGAGAAAACGGGTATTGCGGCACCAAAGACACCTGGCGGGTCTTTGGTGCTGGGTCCCAACATGGAAGCCAAAGTCTTAAATCCAAACCTCCCCAATATATCGGACAGCGATACGGACATCTTGCAACAGGTGACGAGCGGCCTGAATGAACCGGCAGATGTTTCCAGTGGAACATCAAGCGGCACCTTTGCATCCGTTAAGGAATCCCGTGGCCCCATGAGCGACCGGATAAGCGATGAGGTCTGCTACTGGGAAAAGTTCCTCCGATTCGATTTCTGGAGTGGCGTGTTCTTCCTGAAAAGCAAGGTGAGCGACTTTCCGGACGTTTTTGAGGTGGAAGAGGCTGTTTCCTTTAAGAACCAGGAACCGACATTTAAGAAGGTCAAGAGAAAACCAGAGGCGCTAATCGACATCAACTTCCCAACGAGCGAGGTGAACGACGCCGAGGCGCGTTCCAGAGCGTTCTTTGGGAGCAAGCACGCTTCATTGCACGATACGGCCGGAATCCCCTTGAGCGAATTAACCAGGAAGATGGGCTTCGGGAACTTCAGAAAGCTCAGGCTCCAGTACGAAACGGAAAAGAAGCTGTATCCGGAATTACCGCTGGCCATGGACGCCGAGGGCATTCAGGAGAGGATGCAGGCTGAACCGGCGCAACCGAAACCAGGGGAACCCAAGAAGGATGGAAGTGGCCAGGGGGACAGACAGAATAAAGGTAGGGGCGGCACGGCGCCTGAAAAGCAGGAAAAAGAGGGAAAGGGTAAGGAGAAATAAAATTGGACAAGATAATCCTAAGCCGACTGGCAAGTAAGGTCATCAACACACCCTTAATGATTCTTCCGGATAAGCTGGACGTAATTCTGGGCGTGATCGGGAACCGGATTGGTTATGAGGCCGACTTGGAACAGGTCGAATATAAACAGACAAATCGTCGTAAAACCATTGATTCGAAAAACATCAGCGTAGTGCCGGTCCACGGGTCTTTGGTGAACAGGACTCACGGCCTGGATGCCATGAGCGGCCTTACGACCTACGATTCCATCCGAAACGATTTTCGGGCGGCACTCGAATCGGACAGCGATGCCATCCTGCTGGATATCGATTCCCCGGGTGGTGAAGCGTCCGGCGTTATGGATTTGTCGGACGAAATCTATGAGGCCCGGGGAGATAAGCCCATCTACGCCGTTGCCAACGAGAGCGCCTTCTCAGCGGCGTATGCCATTGCGTCTGCGGCCGATACCATCTTTCTTTCCAGAACTGGCCATGTAGGGTCCATCGGCGTGATTGCGGTTCACCGTGATCAGTCCGAAGCGGATGCCAAGGCCGGCATGAAATACACGACTATATATAAAGGAGACCGGAAAGCCGATCTCAGCCCGCATGGGCCTTTGTCAGATGAGGCCAAGGCCATGCTGGACGACGAAGTGACAGATCACTACGAGCTGTTCGTCAAAACCGTTGCACGTAACAGGGGTATCCCTGAAGCGCAGGTCATGGCTACGCAAGCGGCGATGTTCATGGGCGAGAAAGCAGTGTCTAAGAAACTTGCCGATGAGGTGCTTGCCTTCAGCGATGTCCCTTCCAGGATATTGGCTGATCTTAATGTAAACCTTTCACATGGTGATGCAGCCTTGCTGCAATCCCAAAACGAGGAGGGCATAGATATGTCAGCCGAAAAAGAAACCAAAAATCTTACAGAGGAGGAGGTGAAAATCATGAACGCACAGGAATTGAGGGAGAAGTACCCCGAACTGGTGGCAGAGGTTGAAAGTTCTGTTGAGCAGAAGCTTTCCACTGATTTTGGCCAGAAAGAAGCCGCGATGAAAGCAGAGAATAGTTCTTTGCAGGATTCCGTCTTAGGTCTGCAAAAATCGGAAGCCATTCGTCAGGAGCGTGAAATCAAGACTGAGGCCAACGCAATTTGGGCCGAAGCACTGGGTGGAAGCGATATTCCGGAACGTCTTCACGACAAGGTGAAGGTTCAGGTATCCCACGAAAAGTTCGTCCAGGACGGAATTCTGGATCGAGCCGGGTTCACCGAGGCCGTTAAAGCCGAAGTGGAAGATTGGGAAACCAGGGGCGCTACGTCTCAGGTGATGGGAACCGGATTCTCCTCGAAGGATGTTGAGGACGAAGGAACCGTCAAAGCGAAACACGAAGCCAAGGCCGATGAAGATTTGGCCGACAGCCTGTTTGAACTCGCAGGTGGAAAAAGAAAGGAGGTGAAGTGATATGCCGTTAGGACAAACTCCATATATTTTCAGGGGCGGGCAGGAGGATTTGCGAAAACTCTTCTACAGCGATCCTGACAAAGCGTTCGCGAGAGCGATTACGATCCCCGCAGGCTATGGCATTGTTAAAGCCGGAGCCATCATGGGTATCATCACGGAAAGTACCGACAGGGTTGGTCAGCATGTGCCTTATACCGGCCTTGATGCAGTGGGCAACGTTGCTGCGGGTATTGCCAACTTGTTTGGTGCTGCCTTTTTGGTGACTAATCCGGATACGGGAACTGATGGTTATGTAACCATGGACGACAGTTACAAGTTTGCTGTGGGCGATCATCTGGTTGCCGGTGACAGTGACCTGAGTAACACGGACCTGGGCGCCATTACCGCCATTGACCGTACCACTTACACCCATATGGCAAAGATTACGGTGACGAATGCTTTTGATTCGGAAACCGTTGCCAAGGGTGCTGTGATTGCGATCCAGAGCTATGCTACAGATCCATGGGTAGCTGCAACTGGTGTGCTGAAAGCCGCAGTGGATACCGGAACTGGCGAAAACGCCAAGGGCGGGCAGGGAGTGATAGTGATTAAAAACGCTATGCTCTATTCCTCAAGCCTTTACAACTATAACGCGGATGTTGTGACGGACCTTACAGGTTCTTCCGACAGCGATCCGTACTTCATCATATAAGAAAGGAGGTGAATTGATATGCCTATAGGAATCAATGACATTTCGGCACTTCGATTAACCGTGCTGAACAAGCTGATCACGAAGTATATGATGCCGCCGAACCTGATTCTCAAGGGAATGTTTAAGACTGTGAACTACGAGTCGGACAACATTGAATGGGAATCCCAAATCGGCAGTAGGGGGTTAACCCCATTTGCGGCTGAGGACGCTGAAGCGCCCGCCGTGGCCATCCCGGGAGTTGGGGAAAACTCAGCTCATGCGGCATTCTGGAAAGAGCGTACCTTTTTTGGTTCGTCCTTCCTGAACAATATCCGCGAGGCCGGTACGGATCGCAGGTATCAAAAATCAGCCAGGACCCTCGGGAACCAGGTGCGAAACCTTGGGAACCGGAGCTACCGCAGAGAAGAGTGGATGCTGGCTCAGATGCTTTGTAACGACGGGTTTACCTATAAGGACAAGAACGGGGTTTACATTACCCTGGACTACGGTATTCCTGATGACAACAAAGTGACCCTTGCGACCGACTACAAGTGGGATGCAGGGACCAAGCGCAACATCCTGGAAGACATCTTCGATGCCAAGCAGGTGGTTAGCGATGCTAACGCCGGTGTGTTGAACAACGCGATTTTCACCAGCGAAGTTCTGCAAATGCTGCTGTTCGACGATACCATCCAGACCCTCATGCAGAAATCTTCATACGGCCAAGGCGACTTGTTCGCTAATCCGACAGGCGTGATTGGAAGCTTGCTGGGAATTGGCAATATGTACCAGTATGACGAAGCGTACCAGATCAGGGCGTATTTGACGTCTGCCCTGGCAGCCGGTGCTGGGCCGCACACCGTTTCGGTTGATTCAACCGTGGACTTTGAGGTGGGTGGAACCCTGACTGTTTTGGACGTGTCTGCAAAAACCACTGAAACCATAACCATTTCCGCTGTGAACACCAATGCCGGTACTCTTACGGCAACAGGTACTTTGGCGTCTGCTTATAAGGCGACCGAGGATTACGTTTACATGACCAAAAAGTTTATCCCCACGGATAAGTTTACCATGTGGGCGGACAACGTGGATGGCGAACCCATTGCCGAGTTTATGAAGGCTCCGCATGAGCTGGATCGTAGATGGGGGCAGCAGATTGACCGCTGGGTGGTTAGAGACCCGGACGGTATCTTCCTGCGAGTTGAAGATAAGGGACTTCCCGTGCTTTATCATGAGGACGCTGTTTATCAACTGACAGTGAATTAGGGGGTGATCTGATGGAACAGAGACGTGGACCATACCCCAGCATCGGAGCAAGGAAGCAGTGGGCGGCGAATGAAGTATCGCCCATGATGGCGGTTATTTCAGGGGAGTTTTCGGCCAGTTCGCCCGGTAGAGCTTTGGGCGCCTGCAATATTGCCGGCAAAATCTCCGATGTTTGGCTGTCTGTTGGAGCGAGCGGGAAGGACGATTCGGATACGCTGTCCGTTACCGCTGATGTTAAAATTAACGGTACTTCGTGCCTGGACACAGCGCCTGTGATTGCTCATGTGAGCGGTGAGGCCAGCACGAATAAAACCACAAAGGATGATGCTGATACCGGCGTCACCCAATGCGCCATGGACGGTGACAATAACGATGTGTCCTACGGCGATGTATTGACTTATGACATGACTTTGACGAGGACCGCTTCTCCCACAACTGAGATGTGTACCTTCGCTATTGCCGTGGTGTTTGAACCCGCATAACCAATAGGAGCAATCGGCAGATGAAAGTCGAAATTTTAGTTACGTTAAAAGGTGCTAAAATCTGGAGGAAGGGGACGGTGTTTGACGATGCCGTTTCCCCGATTCCAGATAACATCTTAAGAGAAGTGCGTGACGGGTCGACCGTTGTGCGTGTCCTGGCAGAGAGTCCCTTTGCTGTGACTGAAACAAAAATCGAACAGGATGTGGAAGAGACCCCGTGGCTCGATGATACCAATATCGCGCCTACCGGGTTTGAAGAACCCAAAGTGGAGCTTTTAGACGTTCCATTGCCTGAAACAACCTACCTACCCAAGCTGGAAGCAATAATCCAAAAAAGTCCGTCCATTTCAGCCGCAGCGAAGAGACTTGGAGTTTCGTATCAGGCCGTATCCAGGTGGCGCTCTGGCAAAAGCACTCCCAACGATGAATCCATAGCTTTGATCATTAAAGAATTTGAGAAGGTGAAAGAAGATGACCAGGACTGAGATGATCACGCAGCTCCAGGCTGAGGTGAAGGGCTTAACGTCCAGCCTTGCCGACGCTGATTACGGAAACGCCATTGACGCTGCCGAGCGCGATACCGGATGGGACCTTCCGCAAACTGGCGAGTTTAAGCTGAAGTGGTTGCTGGATCGTTCTAAACGACATTTGTTTTTCTTTCTGATGTCTGAGTCGGCGGCTAAATTTCGGTTCAAGGCCATTTATCTTAACCATCGTTTCGAACATTACATGCGGATTATAGATGTGATGGATAAGAACTTCGAGAAGGCTCAGGAAGAGAACGCTTTTGAGTTTGCTGGTGTCTCAGCCTATGAGCTGGCTGGTTCGAAGATTGATGCCGGGTTTAAGACGGAGCCCCAGACTGGCCGGGATATGACTTACAGTGATTACAATGAAACCATAATTACTCCGGGTTCTTAAATGAGCGTTGGCAATGACATAAAAGGTGCCATTGAAGATGTTGGCGCTACGTTCACAATCCTCCAAGACGCTGGGAATATTTCAGGAGAATACGGGATTCTTGAATTCTCAACGCAAGTAACCAAGCCCCTAACTATCGAAGCATTTCGCAAGCTTATGGCATCTTATGATACTCAGATGTCAACGGGCGATGTTATTGAGTTCGATGTCACCGATACCCGTTTCCTCGTAACGAATATGTTACCTGAGTTGTTCGAGAACGCTTCTGTTTATTACGATACGGTTCTCTATAAATGCAACATTGCAAGTGGCGAATTGTCAAGGCCCAGCGGCGAATCCTGGGATAACAATTCATACCACAAAGAAACTGAGTGGGAAGTCATCAAGAGTGACTGTGACGCCATGCACGTGGCGGCGCTTTACGGGAATGACATGGCAACAGATGAAGAACTGGCGCTGATAGGGTTAAACAAGAACGAGGTTCTTATATCCCAATCAATAGGTGCCCAAGTCCTGGATAGATGGACACCGTATGCAGGCGAGTATTACATGGTCACGACCATTGACCCAAGGCGTTACCCGAACGTGGACGTGCTCATAGTCGAAGAAGACAGAAGATAACAACAATCCTCCTGGAGGAAGAAATGAAAAAACGAGTTCTCTTCGTGGGTGAAAACCCTCTCGGAACAACTGGAAATGCCAACATGCTGGCCGCGATTTTGTCGGACCTTGACCACGACAAATATCAGGCTGCCTGCTTTGTTGTGAACGAAACCAACCCCTCTGCGGTTCTGTTTGACCCGCTGCCCTACACTCTTGTGAACGGTACGACCTCCAATGATTACTGGGGAACTAATCGCCTTATCTCCCTTATTCAAGAAACGCAATTCGATTACCTGTGCATGGTCGGCATAGACTTCTGGCGATACCTATCGGCTTGGAACGCCATCCGGTCTTTACGGGACGCGAAGAAGTTCAAGTGGATTGCGATATTCCCTTACGATACCTGGGACCTCCAGAAAAGCTGGGTAGGACCTCTGAATGATCTTGACTTCCCGTGCGTTTATTCCCAGTACGGCTACGATCAGCTGAAACCTCACGTGCCTAAAATCCAGTATTATCGGCCTAGATTAAACGGTTGGGAAACATTTGTCCCGTCCGATAAATTCACTGCAAGGATGGAAGTATTCCCGAACATCCCGATAGGTAAAACGATATTCGGGTTTGTCGGAAAGAACCAGATTCGGAAATCCCCCGAGCGTCTTGTGAAGGCGTTTCTTGAAGCGAAGAAAACCAACCCTGAGATGGTCCTTTATCTCCATACTGACATGAACGGATACCATAACCTGAAGCAGATTGCTCAAGCCAACGGCGCTGTCAATGGAGACCTGGTGGCCAAGCAACCAGACGTTTCTTACGACCGATCGAAAATGCCGGGTATTTACAATGCCATTGACTGCCTGGTGAATTGCAGTATGCAAGAGGGTTTATCATGGACACCTCTTGAGGCCATGCTTTGCGGAACGCCTGTGGTTGCATCTGATACCACGGCTCAGTCGGAACTGGTAAAAGATGCCGGGTTCATGGTTTTGTGCAAGGACCTTTCGTATATACCGATGGGTGGCATGGAAGGCCGGAACGATTCTGTGGAATCCAAGGCTTGCCGAGTGGAAGATATCCGAGACGCTATTTTGTCGGTTGCTGATTCGGATCGAAAAGACATGATTCAGAACGGGCTGGACGTTTCTAAAAACTGGGTGGCTGATGTGAGCAACATCAACGACCTCCTGAACGAAGCTGGCAAGAAACGAAAATCTGAGAAGAAGATTGAAGCGGTGCTGTTCGCCCAGCATTCTTCTGCCGGGGATGTCCTCATGACGACCCAGTGCTTTAAGGGAATCAAGGAACGGCATCCGGATATGCCCTTGGTTTATATGACCCAGAAGGTCTTTGCAGGGGTGGTCTTTGGGAACCCGTATCTTGACGAAATTATCGAGTGGGATGAACGGCACCTGAAGCGATATGAGGTCGTCTACAACCCCCATGGTGAACATATCATCAACGGCGGGTTTAACAATTTAGATGTGACTTTACACAGCATGTATCCGTATTTCACGAAGGTTGAATCGGACGATATCTTTATTGCCCCCGTTTGCCCCCAATGGTGGGAAACCCACTGGGGTTCTTACACCGATTACATCGTGGTGCATACAACGGGTGGAAGCAAAGAGTATCGATCTTACCCGCATATGGATCAAGTCATTAAAAGCCTGGGTGATAAGAAATTTATTCAGTTGGGAGGCCCGAGTGATTTGCGATGTGAGGGTGCGGTCGATCTTCGTGGAAAGACCACTTGGCAAGAATCAGCTTGGATCATGCAGCACGCAAAAGCGGCTGTTGTCGTGGACAGCTTCTTGTCTCACCTGGCCGGTGCTGTTGGAACGGATGCCGTGGTCGTTTATGGTCCGGCGCCGCCGAGGGTGGTCCAACCCAAAGTCCAAGGATGTAAAATCATTAACCTGAAGCCGGACATGCTGAAGGTGTGCAAAAGCATGACCCATTGCTGGGGGCGTAACGAGCAGTGTAATTCCCCGTGCATCAATACCATTTCACCGCTTATCGTTAAAAAGGCTTTGGAGAAATTAATATGATCATCCTAATGCAATCGTTAAACGAAGAGAAGATGGTGGACCCGGTGATTAGCGACTTCCACGATCTTGACTGGGTGTCCAGGGTGATTGTTATCGACGGCGGCAGCCAGGACTTCACCGTTCATAAGCTGAACCAATGGCCGAAATGCGAAGTGTACCAGCATTTTTATGACCGTGGGTATCATGCGGCTCAGAGTATGCAGCGGAACATTTCTTTGACATACATTCCAACGGGTGAAGTTTGCTTCATCCTGGATTTTGATGAAAAGATGTCCGATGAGCTTAAAGACTTCCTTGAAAGCGTAGATAAGGATGGCATGCCCATGGACGCCGACGTAGTTTGCGTGTCTCGGATATCGCATGAATCCATGCGCCATGACGATTCCCCCTTTGCGCTTCTGGATGAGCAAGGGTTCCCGGTGCCGTCACACACTATAGGGGAGTACCCCGATTGGCAGGCACGTTTAATCCGGAGAGACCCGAAGATGTTTTTCATCAATTCTCCACATCACGTCTTGATCGGTCCGGAAAAACAAATTACCCGGGAGCGGACGGACATCATTCACTACCACGGTAAGGCAGACGCTAGGGACCGAGAAAATATTGAAATCCTTTGGGCCACCACGCAGGCAAGGCGCAAGACGCTCGGCTTAGAGCCGGATGTTTTTGAGGCCAGGCTGGCACCTGAATTCGCGATGTACGGGGCTTGAGATGATTAGTCTATTTAAGCCATATATGGGAAATGAGGAGCTGGAGAGCTTGAGGAGCATCTTTGAATCTGGATGGATTGGCTTGGGTCCAAAGACGGAACAATTCGAAAAGCAATTCTCTGAATACATTGGGTGCCGTTATACGGTTGGACTCAATTCTGCAACTGCGGCTTTGGACTTGTCGTTAAAGCTATTGGGAATTAATCACGGGGACGAGGTGATTGTCCCCACAATGACGTTTGTTTCGACCGCTCACGTAGTGAAATATAATCTAGCAGAACCCATATTCGCGGATGTGGACGATAATTTATTAATTGACCTGGAGGATGTTGCTCGAAAGATTACCAAAAGAACAAAGGCGATCATCCCTGTCCACTATTCTGGACGGCCTGTAGACATGGATCGGCTGAAAGAAATCGCCGGGGATATACCTATCATAGAAGATTCCGCCCATGCCGCTGGAGCTGTCTATAAAGGGGCCAGATGCGGGAGTCTCGGGACAATGGGGGCTTTCAGCTTCCATGCTGTAAAGAATTTGGCCATGGGGGATGGAGGGGCCATCACCACGGACGATGAAGAGATGTACGAGAGGGCCAAAAAGCTCAGGTGGTTAGGGATTGATAAATCCACATGGAACAGGAGCGATCAAAACAAGAGTTATTGGTGGGAATATTCAGTGGGCGAGATAGGATTAAAATGTCACATGAACGATATCGCGGCCTCTATCGGCCTGGTTCAGCTATCGAAGCTTGAAATGATGAATGCTCGAAGAAAAGAAATAGCCGAAAGATATACCAAGGGGCTGTTGGATGTTGAAACCCCAATGATGGATACGGACGATTCTAAGTCCTCCTGGCATATCTATTGTATCAGGTGTCAAAGAAGAAACGATTTGAGCGTTTACCTGAAGGACCGAGGGATTATGACCGGAGTCCATTATAAACCGATTCATTTATATGAATGTTACGGGAATATCCCAACCATTCCAAATGCCGAGAAATACTTTGAGGAAATCCTATCGTTGCCGATGCATCCGGGGTTGACAGATGCTGAGGTGGATACAGTGATCGGAGCTATTAATTCATTTAGCAGGAGAAATCATAATGGTAAAGGCACGAGCGAAGAAACGTACTACCAAGGTGGAAGGCACTAAGAAGCGCACGCCTAAGAAGGCAGTGGCCCCGAAGGTAAACCCAAAAATACATTACAGGAACTTACACGGTACTACAAATACCCCATGGCAAAACGCATTCCGTAGATATGGAGAATTGTCATTAGGGGATATAAGCGCTGGTGGGTTCCCGGATAAGATTGATCATCTTCACTTAGGAGGAAGCTGCAAAGGGGCTTCTTCTATCAGGGACAACCCTATAACCGTGGCTGAGGTTAAAGCTGTTCAGGCGAAAACAGACTGTTCGGTTAGTGTTTTTTTTGGAGACGCATACCCGGAGAGATTTCAATTTCATCATGATTTGTTGGACGCTGGCATTCCTAAACTAAAGATTTACTCGGCTGCCTTATATGGAACTCCTATGTGGAGATCAGAAGTTAATTGGGTGCTGCACCCCACAGACGAAGACATCTTTAAATTAGTTGAACATAAAAAGAACGATACTGTCTTATTTGTTGGTGCATTAACGCCATATAGAAAAGGCGTGATTGCTGCCCTGGGGCAGGCCGGGATAAAAGTTGACGTTGTTGGGAGCGGTGGGAATATCCCTGTAAAGTTTGGTAAAGAGCTTGTGGAGCTGTCAAAGGATTATACCTTAAGCATCGGCATGTTCTACAACGAAAAGCTTCCGCGAACCAGGTATTCTTCTACGAGACTGCCGAACACTCTTGCGACGGGGCTTATCTACATAGAGTCAGATTTTGATTTGTCCGGCGTGTTTAAATCCGATGAGATTATCCAGTGGCGTGACATCGATGATTTGGTTGCTAAGATCAAATACTATCAAAAACATATCATGGAAGGTCATGAGATTATCATGAAGGGGCGGGAGAAGGTTCTTGAGAACTGGACGTTCAATAAACTGGCTGAGAAGTTCATAAATGATAACGCTTAGAGACATTGAAGAGTCTGATTTGGAAAGAGTACGCCTATGGCGGATGTCACCCGAAGTGACGAAATACCTCCTTACAGACCCGGTCATCACGGAAGAAAGCCAAAAGCAATGGTATCAAGGCATGAGCAAAAGAGGTGATATCTACTGGATTGTTAATTTTAAAGGCGTAGATATCGGATATGCCTCTTTGAACGGAATCGATACTCAAAGCCTAAGTGCTGACCCCGGGGTGTATATTGGTGAAGCGGAATACCGAGGGATTGGCCTGGGTGGAATGATACTGAAGAAAGTTGAGGAGCATGCTTTCGAACGTCTAAGTTTGCATAAACTATACGGCTATATCATATCTGAAAATAGCAAAGCGATGAAGATGTATCGCAGAAATGGTTGGGTGCGTGAGTCTGTTTCGGAAGGGGTAATGTGTTTTTCAAAGGGCGGATAGCCGACTTGAATCTGACGGAACCTATCCTCGCAAAAGGGTATAAGTCCATGTCTTTTGATGAGCCGGAGGTGCCTAACGCATTGGTTAAACAATGGGAATCGTTAACCGGGGTCAAATGGAATGTCCCAGGGAATGCACATATATTCTTCATTACGAAAAGACGAAAAGTTGTTTCTACTGTTTTCTTTATAGTTGATGACAAAATCAGTACAGGGATATTTCATACAGGGATATGCAACCCAAAGCACAGAAAAAAAGGTTTTTATAAATATTCAATCTTAAAAGGCATCCCGATGATGGAAGAGAGAGGGATACGGTTTTTGGAAGAGCACACAACTAAATCCTTCTTATGGCCATTTTGGGATTCTCTGGGGCTGAAGAGGGTTAGGAAAATCTCTTATTTAGCACACGCCGGTAGAGCATCATGAAAATACGGATAATATCGTTGTCGGACTGCATGAACAATATAAAAGATGGCGATTATTGGGTGAAACGAGACTTAGAAGCAGCGTTCATTATCCAGGGGTACGAAGTCGTAAAAGAAAATGCTGACTTGGATTTTTATCTATTTGGGTTGTATTCCTCGGGGCATCGTATGTCGGCGCCCCGAAGGTTTTGTTGGGTGTATTCCCACCCGGACTTAGTGGAGAGCAGCGAGTGGCCTGAATTCGCAAAACAGTTTGAACACATATTTGTTCTTTCAAATAGCTTTATGGCAGGCAGAGATAAAACCTCAGTCTTGCTGGGTGCATCGTCAAAAGGGTTCGGTCCTCGGAGAGAGATTAAGTATGACATAATCTTTGTAGGGGCGATGAGGCATGGGAAAAGAATTGACGCGGTGAGGCGCCTTATAGAAGCTGGCAAATATAGGATTTGCCTCGTAGGTGTTGGATGGGATAAGGCTTTGGGCGATCTGATAAATAAGGTCGATTATAAAGGTGATTACATCGACAACCGTTCTTTAGGTAGTCTTTTCAGCCAAGGGCGATTGTCCTTTTACTCAGCGCATGAGGACATGAGGTTAGCCGGGTTTGTAGCTGTTAGGATTTTGGACATTTTTAGGAGTAGCGAGTGCCTCTGCATATCAGACGAAAACGTAGGGCTTAAAGACATATCCAAGGCTATTCCAACATATAAAGACCTGGACGAATTAACAGCACAGGTAGACTATTTTTTGCGCTATCCTGATAAAAGAAATGAAATTGCGGCACAATGCAGAATCGATGTTAAAGATTTCACTTTTCGTAAAACGGTAAAAGAAATAACGAGATGGATATAATGCCCTATATCTTAGAGTTCGATGATTTTTGTGAAAATGGCATACTAGGGCTTAATTGCGATAGGCGAGATTTATTGTTTAAATTGAAAGAAAAGATACCGCAACTGAAAGTAAACCTTTTCACTATCGTTGGAAGGTGTTCCCCTGTTTGGCTTGAAGAAATAAAGGAAATCCCGTGGGTCGATATGATCCCGCATGGCTGGAGTCATGATGGGCCTGAATGTCAGAATTGGACCAAGCTTGAAGCACTGGATTGCCTTGATAGGGTTGAACGGTTAGGGCTTACCAAAGGATTTAAAGCCCCCGGATGGCGTATATCTGGAGGCACCTATGAGGGGTTGATGGAAAAAGGGTATTGGGTAGCAGATGTGCCAAAGAATGACAATAAAAGACCTGCTGGCCTCCGTACATATTTAGCAAGTGATAATCCAGAAGAACGAATCCAAGGTCATATGACGGAATGCCTGGGAGACAGGGGCCTTGAGCATAGATTCGATTTCTATGCTTCTTTAAATGATAAAGAATATATGTTTATCAAGGAGATAATGTGAAAACCTGTTTTGCCATGGTTGTCACCAAGAACCAGCGTCACGCATGTAATTACTTTACTATGGCGCAAGTTGCTCTGCGGAGCTTGCAGATGAATAGCGGCCTCGATATCCCGTGTTATATATTTTGCACTGATATGGATGACCATCTATCAATAGACGGCAGCCTTGATGAGCTTCACGCATTGTACGAAAACCTGATAATCCATAAGGTAGATACAGCGAAATACAAACAGCACAACAAAGAATGGCCCGGTTATTGGAGCCATGAAATGTTCAATATCAAAGGGTATGACAGGGTAATATTCAGCGATGCCGACGTTATCTGCCTGGGGAGCTTGGCTGATTTGCCGGCTACTGACCTCGGCATGGTATGGGAAAGTCCGAGAAAACAGTTCTTTGGTGGGTTCATATGTGTCGGGAAGAAGTATCTTAATACGGGAACATATGAAGCCGTATTGAAGCATCAAAAACAGCCTGGGACATGGGGGCGGGACCAGGCCGTTTATAACGAATACTTTAACAAAAGCGACATAACCGAGCTTCACGGGAAATACACGACAGTAACGAACAAGAAATGTGATGACATCCGGATGCTGCATTACATTTTTAAACCGGGCCTTACGTCAAGATTATCTCAAGAATATCGGGACCTATGGGATGCTCACGCGTTGGCTGTAAATCAAGGAGTGTAAGATGGGAATGACGGGATTGCAGACGGTACTCGATAACATTAGACCGAGTTTCGAATATAACATTTCGTTTGTGGAGAAACACTTAATCGGGAAAGGGCTTGATATGGGCTGTGGTAATTGTCCATTGTTGAAAGACGATTGCCTTCATGTTGATCAAGCACCTCAGCCAATAGCGGTTGAGCAGGTAGGTGAAGATGTCATCAAAGGTGATGCTGTCACGTTTGCCCCCGATGGCCTTGTGGATTACATATTCTCTTCTCATATGTTGGAGGACCTGCCCACGGAAGGAGCGATAATAGATTGTCTGCTGGGATGGGCCAAGCTGCTGAAAAAAGGTGGCGTGATTGTGCTGCTTTTGCCTGACATGCTTGGGGGACGCTATCCTACTGTCGAAGACGGTGGCAATCCCTCTCATCGTGTGAATGTCGGAGTTCCATTTATTGAGCGGATTACCCCAAGGTTGAAGGGGCTAGAACTTATTCAGGTGAATACCATCCCTCTCAATAAAAGCTGCACCCTGGATGTAGTGTTCAGAAAAGGAACCAAATGATAACCCTGTTTGTCGTTCAATCATGTGCTGACGCGAAAGACCCGAAAGCATCAATCGATTCTTTTGCAGGATTGGAGGGCGAAGTTCACCTTGTTAAATCGTTGGACGAAATCAATGGGACGGATTCCAAGCATGATTGGTACGGCGTAATTTACGATGATGAGCACATAGACGAACAGCTTCTTGAAGGGCTGAAGGTGTTTATAGAGCACACGGATGCTGATGTGTTGGTTCTGTATAGGATGAAAGGCGGAGATAAGGCGTCTCGGTCTCCCAGGCTGTTCAGGGAAAATATCACGCTTGAGAAGGGTTCTTTGATGCCGGAAGGTGAGGTCAAGTTCGAAACGGTGTTGAACGGGTGGGTGATGTCAAATGATAAAAGTTGAAATAAACCAGAGCGATTTTGCGAGATTAAAGGCGGCCCTGGCCCGGCTTCAAACAACGGTGAAGGTGCAGGGTATGGATACGCTTCAGTTTAACTGCGCCACTGATTATTATCAGCTTGTGACTGAAAAGATTATGAAGCTTCGTGCGCCCAGCCCTGGATATTCGAAGCGCTACCGAAACTGGAAATACGAATACGGATGGAGCGGATATCCGTCCCCGTGGCGATTAAGAGGTGACTTGGTGCGGTCTCTTGGGTCGTACCGATTCGGCGAAGGATACCTGGGTGGTGTGCATCCCGGCGCCATGGACTCAGGCGGAAAGTCCTGGCATGGCAAGGGCAAGAAAGGCCCTGAAGGTGATGCAAAATCCATCGAGATGTACGGCAGGGTGGTAGAGTACGGGAAGAAGAAGCGGCCTGTTTTTGAGCCTGCCATGGAAGAATATAAGAATGCGGGCTGGAAGAAGCGCATAGACGCATTCATGAAAAGGATGGAGGCCGATTGGCGGTAATCTGACTTGCTTTTTAGCCTTGACAAAATATCCGTAAACGGATATGCTAAAAACAGTAAGGGAGACAAGGGAATCGGTTCCTCATCACCTTCTACCACAGTCGAGACGCGAGGAGAAATATATGTTCAATGAGAATACAGACAAAATAGCGATAGTCGTTGATGAGAAGCGCGCTGAAGGGTTCTCTGAGGCGCTGGCGGGACTGGAGCCAAGCATCGAGTCTTCGTTTAAAAACCCCGATGGCGCTTACATAGGGGTATATTTATCCTACGATTGGCACGATGACGATCCGATTGTCCAAGCTGTTGATGCGTTTTTAAATGAACTAGCTCTCGGTGATTTTGGGTTTATCCGGTTGGGGAGCGATTATGGTGATTACGAAGAGATTGGATCTCCCTTCGAGTTTGGGCTGACGGTTACACGGCGCATTGAAATTCCGTGGGAAGGATCTTGCCCGAAATTAAAAACGAACCGGGTAAGTGGGAATATCCCAACGCAGAGAGTCGTTAGAGTTTTTAGTGGGTACAAAGAAATAATAGATCATGTGTTTGTCCTTGAAGATTATCAAATAAAGTGCTGCGGTGAATGGTGGGAAAACACAAAGGTTGTCATGCTTACAAAAATACCAGAAGGCGTTACATTAGAAAACGGAGCAATCAAACAGATAACCATAGGGAGGGAACGTTTTGAAGGGCTCATGGGTGTTATGATGAGAGGCCGCTGGTTTATATTGTTGAAAGCTGAAGATTATCCTGAAGCGATAGCGCAAGATGAAACATTAGAGTTTATGGAAGCATCTGGGATCTTAAAATGAAAATAATAAACGTGGAACCGAAGGACATCCATGTAATTTTGGACATGAGCATTCGGGAGGTAAACTTGGTGCTGGACGCGCTTGATAACTCCGAGGTGAAGTTTGCCAGCGACGAGAAGCCAGAGCTTGCCGAGGCCGCCACCTATTTAAAGGATGTGTTTTTTAAGACGCTTTCTGATTTGTCGAGCGAAATAAAAGGAGGCTGAGCATGGATTATATCAGTGTCAAGCAACGGGCTAATTGGTTGTCCGACATGATTACCCGGGAGATGAAACAGTTCGAGGCAGAGACCGGCGTTAAGGTGGACGACATTCGGATAAGCAGAATATGCGGAAAAGTTACGAGTGTCGCAGTGGATATTTATAGGAGTGAGCCATGCCAGCATTAGATTCAACTTCAAAAGAGTCAAATATCAGAGATTCCATTAAAAAGTATTGGGTTGATAATCTCTATACGACCGATGGTGTCCAACTAACCTTCGATAAATACTTGAGCACGCCCAACGTCCAAGGCCATGCGGTGGATAAATGGGTATCCATTAATTTTGGGGATATGCAGCTGAGCGATATGTCCTACCATATCCTGAATATCTATTGCTGCACTCGCTCTGATGGCGAAGGGTTTAAGCTGGCGCAGTTGCGGGATAAAACCTTCAAGTACCTGGTTGACGGAGATAAAACGGACGGCATGGCCAGGATTGCGTTCTACCGCAGTCGGGCATCCGGGGCATGGACGCTTTTAGACGGCGGCATGGTTGTTCAGGACGTTACAGAAAGCAGGCAGTTTGAAGCAGAGGATGGCACAAAATATAAGATATTGACTTGTAGATTAAGATTTTCAGCGAAAGTGTGATCCATATGGATAAAAGAAGCTTTGTTATTTGCGAGAAGTGTGGTAAGAAGTTAATAGAAAGAACCCCAAACGGCTTATATCATTTTGTTTTCGGACGGAATCCAAACGATCCTGGGAATCCACCTGTGGATATCTGGGTTCACGGCAACCTAAAGATTAAGTGTTTGAGGAGAAACTGCAACCACATGAACATTTTAAACTACTTCCCTTTCGATGATGCCGCGTAAGAAGTAGGCCCTTCAATCGGCTTCCTGCCGAAGCTCCACAATCAGCTTGCCTGAAATCATCCGGCTAAACAACTTTGTTAAATTAAGCTGAAAGGAGTTAAACCATGAGTAGACAAGGCCCCGTCACTAAAGATACTTCCACGATTGCCATTGGATTGATGCAAATTAGGGTTGGCGTATCAGCAACTCACATTGCAGCACCCACTCCGGCCCTAAGCTCAAGCGATTCCATTGGAGCGCTTGCAAGTACCAAGTTCGTTGGGAACACCGATTGGTACAAACTCGAATCCGGTTTTCCTCTGATTGAGGATTATACCGTCCCCATCCGTGAAGGCGCCGCACTTGAATGCGCTTTCAAAGAACTCACCCCTTACAACATGGCGCTCGCTAACGGGATTGACCCCTCTGGTAGTTACGCCGATGTCCATTCCGGAGAGATTGTCCTGGGTGGTCGTGTTGCGCCTGCTTACCTTCGGGTAGAGGGTGTTTACACCTACCCCAATGGTAGCAATACCATGACCTTCGTTTTTCCGAGAGCGCAGGTGTCGGCCAATGTTGAAACGGATTTCACTTCCGAGGATTC